AAGGGGTAGCTGATGCAGCAGTTATCAAAGCAAAAGGTGAAGCAGAAGCTAATAATCTATTACAAGCATCTTTAACTGATACACTTGTTAAATATCAATCTGTATTGAAATGGAATGGAGCATATCCGCAAGTTGTTGGTGGAAATCAAATGATTCAATTGCCAATTACAGATGGATCAAAATAATAAGTAATAATAAATTCAAAAAAAAGAAAGAGGTAATAAATATGTTTAGTAAATTAATTGAATTAGTGATGTCAAATCCTAAGTTAGCTAAACCAATGGCGAGTGAATTGGTTGATCAATATAAGCCTCTATTGTATGGAGTTGCTGAAGAATTCTTCAATATCTACAAGGATTATGCTAACAATACTGAATATTTTGCTACTACTGCAACTGCTAAAAAGAATCAGTATGATTCTTATATTGCTATTGGGTTTAGTCCAGAGCAATCTATGAGTTTAGTATATTAAATAAATTATCTTCTGGGGTAAAATCTAAGAAGTAATTATAAGATTTGGGATATGGGGAGTTAATTCTCCCCCTTAAATAAAAATAGGAGAGTGTTAAACAGTGGATATAAATAAAACCATAAAAAAACTTGAAGAATATAAGGCGTATGAGCGTAGTATAGACCCATTTAATATTGAAATGAACAGATTGATGAGCGATGTATATCCTTATGAAAAATTGTATAGTATTTTTAAACTAGGTCAAGCACAAATGTTAGCAATATTTAAAAATAATTTATATAAATATTTCTGCAATGATGATAAAGATTATGTTGATGCTATTGTTAAACAGTCAAAAGAAGATATAGAAATGAAAAGTTTTTTGGATATCTTGATTAAAGAATAAATTATTAGATTAAAAGGAGAATGATAAATATGTATGGAATTAATAAAATAAATACTGAAGATATGCAAATTGGGAATTATGCTTATAGTAATTATACGGGACAATGGTATATAGTTTCTGCACTACCTAATTTTATTAAAGAAGGTTATCATATTTATGCCTTAATAAGATTAGATGGGCAAGGATATTATTATAAGAGTGAATCACTGAAAGAATTAAAAAATAATATTTTTAATGATGGTGGTGAAACAATTATTTATAAAGATTTTAATTGTTGAATAAAAAAATTCAATTCATTGATGTTACAAAAGGAGAAAAATATGGAGTCTCAATATATAGAATTTACAAATAGAAGTAGAATTAATGTTATTAAAACAGAAAATAATATCAGAGGGAGAGTAAGAAGTATTATGGATTTAAAGAAAGCACAGGCAACAAAAGGTGGGAAAATACATATTGCATATCTAAATTCTAATATGAGTCTATGCTTACAATATATTGGGACAGAAGTACAAAATATTCAAGATAAAAATATAACTTGTAAAAAGTGTTTAAAAGCTTATCAAAAGATAGAAAAGGCGAATAAATGAAAAGATTAGAAAAAGCATATCGACAATATCCGAATGGAATAGTTTTATCAAAAGGCAATGTGTTAATAAAAGATATGTTAATTGAAGATTGTTGCCCATATTTTCTAGATTGTGGAGAAGATGATTTGGATGAAGAAACTAAAATTGGTGATTATGGTAATATTAAAGGTTGTCGAGGGATTACTTGTGAACGATGTTGGGATGAAGAATATGTCCTTTGAATCATTCATTTCAAATGACAAAAGAAAAGAAGTTTGACTTAAATTTTTACAGAGAACTTGAAGAACATAGATTTAGAAAATAAATTTAAATAGAAAGGAGAACCACATTAATGTTAATTCATTGCAGAAATTCGCTTTGTAAATATTATTGGGAAGATTCATGTACTATTATTTTAGAAAATAAACTTGTAGCACTCGATGAGAATGGTAAATGTGAAGAGCAAAAAGAAGGGATTAGCGATTATTATAAAGAAGGATGATTTTATTAAATATAAAAATAAAAATATTTGACATTGGTATGATAATGGAGTATAATTATTATGAGTCAAAAATTAAAAGAAGGGAGAATTAAATATGGCTGATTTAGTAGTTGGACGGTCAGAAGGGTTTGCTTATTCTAATAATAATCTTACATATAAGCAATTTAAACAAGTTAAACCAATTCTAAGAGAAACAGATACACACTTTATTGACTTGATGATCGAAGAGATTAAAAATTCTAAGAGTGATAAGGAACTTAAAGATGTTCTATATAAGGTTTATATTACTACACAATATGATTCTATGGTAAGAGCAGAGTTCAATAATTATTATATAAATACAAAATAAAAATATTTACTTTGAATCGAGGTGATTAGTCTTAATTGAATTTTAATAGACCACGAAACGAAACAGAAACACATTTTCTACTAAAAGAAATTAGCAAATATATATTATTTGGTTGGGGTTATAAAATGTTAGCCACAGAAGTACATGGTATGTGGGATTTAGATATTGGCAAGAAACGAAAAGAAATAATTGATGCCGTTGGTTTGAAGAATGGATTCTGCTGTGCTCCTGCAATGAACTATATAATTTGTCCGATAAATACAATTCCTATAGAACTTATTCCTGACAAAGTTGGCTGTATTATTGTTGATCTTGATAATTTTGAATTAAAGAAATGGTCACAAAAGATACCAGACATGAAGGGCGTTACATTGGTAAAGAAAGCGCAAAAGAGAATTGATTCCAGGTTTAAAGACGAAGAAGCATATAGGAAATGGTGTGAAAAGAGCATAGAAGGAATTGCTTATAGGTCTACTAGTGAATTGTTGTTTTGGAGGAACTATATTGAGTTTAGTAAGTAGAATATAATTAATAATAAGCGGGAGGATATAATGATTGGATAATGTAAACATAGAAAAAGAAACATCAAATCCGTATGAAAATAAATATGGTTCAAGAGAAGTATATAATTATGAAATATATGATAATAATGACAATCTTATTACAAGAATTGATACAGTACAAAAAGATGCTTTAATTATTGTAAATGGTAGATGTTTATTAAGGGTTTCAGATGCATTGATTGATAAGAAGTTTTTAGATTATGTTTGTAAGAATACACAATTCGAAGGATACATAAAAGCCAATACCATATTTAGAGATTCCAAAGGAATGAATGACCATGATGTATTTTTGAGTCTTCCAAAGGTAAAGTTGATTAATTATATCGTAAGAAATGTGATAGGGGAATTTACAGTTGTTAGCTTTATGTTTGAGACATTCCCTATTAACGATTCAAAAGATTCAGCATTTGTGTTTGATGTTGAGTAATAGGTTGAAAGTTTAGTTTTAAGGGATGGGAAAGGAGGTAAAAATGAATAAAAATAAAATGCTATTGACTATATTAATGGGCGTTTTAGTAGAAGAATATAAATATAGACCAACGCAATTATCTAATGCAATGGGAGATAAATATGAATTATATCTATCTTGGGCTAAAAATACTCAAAAACAAAGTGATGAAGAAATAGAAAAAGCAATATATGAATTATTTTTAGAATACGTTAATTTACTTTAAATCAGTTATTTTATTTGAGGAGGTGAATTATGGACGAAGACTTTATAAAAAACTTGAAAATTTTTATGGAAGATTATGAAAAGCTAAATAAGTTTTGTAAAGAAATGTTTAATGATAAGTTAATTTCTGACAAAGTTAAAAATGTGTATTCAGAAAAATATAATGCTCTTAATATTCATAGAATTGGTAAATAATTAAGGAGGTAATAATCATAAGAAAAGTAAGATTCCTAAAAGACCCTAATTCATTCAAGAAAGATACTTATAGAGTTATTATGGAAGAAACTGCATTGCATTATCGTATTCAAGTTAATTTGGATAGGGATGAGTTATATTGGTTGAATAAAATAGATAATGGAGATTTGTTTCAGGTAGTAGAGAGGAGTTAGAGAATGAAGAGAGAAGATATTATTGTGGGAATGAAGGTTGTCCCTCATTCAAAAAGTGTTCCTAATTATGGAAATTTGGAGAATAGTCATTTTTGGAAACAGGCAAAACAAAATAATCAATATTATTTATTTGTTATTGAAATTAGAAATAATAAAATTGTTTTAAGTGTTGATAATACAGGTATTTTTGGAGATTTTTTCTTACCAGAAGATTTTGAACAATACATAGAGAATAATACGAATCAAGAAAATGATAATGAAAGTGAGGATATTAAAATGAAGAAATCAGAGTTAAATAGTTCAATGCTTTTTAAAATGAGAAATGGTAATTTATGTGTTTTACTGGAAACAATTGATGATAAGGTGTTTTATAAGAGACAAGAGATTATAGATGGTTCATATTCTGGTCAAATTTCGTTGAATGATTATAATGATGATATATCACTTATAGGAGATCAATATGAATCTGACTTAGAGTATGAAATTGTAGCTATTAAACAATGTCAAAGTTGCACAGAATCACTACGATTAGTTGTCATTAGTACAGAACCAGAAGAATGGGATTGGGTTGAAGAGGTAGCAAAACAAGTAAAAGAGGAAATAGTAGAAAACACTGTCCAAAATATCACAATTAATATTACCATTGACTCATCTAATAAAGATTCGTCACAATTTAGAGAATTGATTAATGGACTTAGCAAATATGCAACTCAATATTCAAAAGTGTAAAACTGAGAATCAAGCTATGAGTGCGTTACAGGGTTCGGTACTTGGCATGAAATCAAAATTTGGTGGGATTGTTTGAAAAGGCTTAAATGAAAAAATAATTATTTGACATGGTTTGTTGATTATGATATACTTATTAAGTGATTAAAAATAAATAATATTTTATAGAAAGGATTGATGCCTATTAAGATGACATCGTTCGGGATGAAACCTATTAAGAGAAATAAAGGGCCAAGTTCTTTCAATATATTTTTTAAAGTTTGTACATTAAATAGTAAAATAAAAATATTGAAAGAGGGAATCAATACATATGGCAAATAATACTTTTGAAATAATTGGTAAATTAAATATCGGCAAAGAATCAGAAAAGTTTAAACCATATAAAGCTACTACCTATGATACTGGTTGGGCAGCAAAAGAATTAATTTTTAATGCTGTTGCAGGGGATAATAGACACATGATGAAAATTAAAGGTGGATATTTCAGTAATGGAAAAGGAAAAGTATACTCCTTTTCTAAATCTGGAAAATCAGATAGTGGAGAAACTATCAAAGGAGAAAAGTTAGAAATTGCTTGGGCAGATAGATTTAAACCTGAAATTATAGAAAATGTAGCAGAGTTTAAAAAATTTGTAATTGACTTAGAAGAATATGGACGTAGATTTAAACTTGAAAAAGCACTAGAAAAATTTAATGAAGGAAGTTTGACTCCAGAAGAAATGGTCGAGTTAGGAACAGAAGACATTTCGCAAGAACTTGAAAATAGTAAAAATAAACGCAAAGAATTTATTGCTGAATCTGACTTTGCAGAATATATGCATAAATTAATTATATCTGGAAAGATAGATAATAGATTATTTAGAATCAGCGGAGATATTGTTTATTCAGAATATAATGGTAAATTTTATAAAACATTAATACCTAGCAGAATTTATCTTGCTGAAAAAAGTGCGGTTCCATCTTCTACTGGACAAATAACTGTATTTTACAATAAAGATGGTCTAGATAGCAATAGTTTGAAAGAAAAACAAAAGCATTATATTAATTGCTTTGCTCGTAATTATGATAGTCAAAGAAAAGCAGAAACTCCTTTCCCAATTCAATTAGTAATTGATGTATCAAAAGATGAGTTGGATGAAAATAATAAGAAACTAAATTCATTAATGGTTAAACAATTCACAGTTAAGGATAAAACTTGGAAGGAATTCGGAGTAAAAATAAATCTTCTTGACGGTGCTCAAAAAACTAAAATTACAGACGATATACTGACCGATCTTCAAAAAGAATTACTTGAACTTGGTGCTATCACAATGAATGAAATCAGAAAAGAAATTGGTGCAGATGTCTATGGTGAAAAAGTAGAAGAGATGATTGTTGTTAATGTTGCCAGAGGATTTACCAAAGGAAGTAAACCAACTGTGTTTATTGATAGTGATTTTGTTATTAAACCATTGGAGATAGTGGATAAAAAAGAAAAAGTAACAGAAGATGAAGAAGACATTTTTGCAGGATTAAATGACTTAGACATTCCTTATTAAAATATATAATAAAGGGGTGAAATTCCCCTTTCCAATACCATTAAATAATAAAATAAAAAAGGGGATTAAAATAACATGGCATTTCAAAAACCGACGATAAATAAGATTAAAACTGATATTAAGGCATTAAGTATTTATATTAGAACAATTAAGAAATTTGGTAAATCGACTCTTTTTAGAGATGTAGTTCTTGAAAAATATGGGGATCCATTAAGAGGATTATTGGTAGGTATTGGGGCTGAAATGGGGTATACATTGCTTGACGAACTAAATCATACTCATGTAGAAACATGGCAGGAATTAGTTGAAATGAAAGAATGGTTAATAGAACAAAAAGGTAAAGAACATAATATTGAGATTGTAGCTTTTGATGTTGTGGATGAGTTTCTTCCAATTCTAGATAGAGAAGTAGTCAGACTGTCAAATATTGATAACCCTAAAAAATTATGCAAAAGTGTTAAAGGGGCATATGGTGGTTATAACGCAGGAATTGAAATTGTAGTACAAATGGCAAAAGATTATTTTCTTGATCTTAAAAAAGCAGGAGTTGGAGTATGGTGTGTGGCTCATACAAAATACAAAAATATTAAACAAAAGGGTGATATTGATGATGGATATATGAGTCTATCTTCCACTTTAACATCAAATTATGAAAGCATTTTTGGAGATGTATTTGACTGTGTATTAACTGGATATATTGATAGAGACTTAGAAGAAGAAACTATTACAATGCAGGATGACAAGGAAAAGAAAATTCGTCACGCTACAGGAGAAACAAGAAAATTGTATCTTCGTGGGAATACTTTTATTGATGCTGGTTGTAGATTCAAAGATGGTTCTGTTCCTGAATACATAGTATTTGATCAACCAAATATGGCTAAAGAATTTATTAGAGTTCTTGAAGAAGGTATGAGATTATCTAAGTCAACTATTGTTTCTGTAGAGGAATTTAAAAAAATTCAAGAAGATGATCTAATTGAGGAGGAAGTAAAAGAACAAGAAATAATTAAGGATGAAATTAAAGATAATGAAATAGCAGAAGAAACGGTAGAAGAAAATAACGATACTATTGATGTTGAAAAAAATAAAGAATTAATTAAAAATATTACTACTCATTATAAAGGAGCAACAGATGAACAAAAAACAAAAGTAAAAGCTATTTTAAATGCTAATGGTGCTTCAAAATTTGATGCTAGTTTACCAACTAAAGTATTTGAAGAAATTTTAAGTATATTTTAAATAACTGAATAGGGAGGTTTAGGGCCTCCCTTTCCCTATCTATTAGGAGGTAGATATTAATGCTTGTTAAATGTAAATGTCATAGTGTTAAAATTGATAGAGATATTGCTTTTAAAGTAGTTGTAAATAATAAAAATGAATACTATTGTTCAGAGCGAGAATATCTCGAATTAAAAGAGAAAAAAGAGGGCAGAAAAATTATTCTAGAAAAGATAAACAATGTGTTTGGATATACAATTACAAATACTATCTTAAATAAAGAATTAAGTGAATTATCCAAGGTTTATTCTTTTACAAAAATGAATTCATATGTTAATGAAAATATGATTGAATTGCAAAAGTTTATGAGTAAATCATTTACTAGTGAATATGGAAAAATAAAATATTTTACAACAATATTAAAAAATAATCTTAAAGATTATATAGTTGCAAATTCAGAAATTATTAAAGAGTCTACAGAGCAAGAAGTAATTATTACAAAATATAAACCTAGAAATAGAAAAAAAAGTTTAGACGAATATATAAGTGATTTGGAGTGATTAATATAGACGGATTTCTTACTGGTTGCTCAAAATATCCTCTAGAACTGCTCAGTGGTAGAATAGCAATAGAAGGTAATGTTATATCATGTATTGCAAAAGACCTTCTTCTTCTAGATGAGGCAGATATTGATACTAAAGATTTTATAAGTGAAGATGCATGTTATTACTTTGGGTTATTTAAAAATATTAGAGCAAGAGGATTTAGTTCGTTAGATGAAATAACCATATTATCAAATATATCGGAATTTATAGAAATAGGATTTCAAGAACGTGGTGGTTGGAATGCCATACAAAATTTAATTGATATCATTAATATTAAAAATTGGGATACATATTTAGATATTTTATGTCGAGAGAATATTATAATTAATCTATATAATGATGGATTTAATTTATTGAGTCCAATTGAAGAAAATGGAAAACAGATAATCCCATTAGAATTGTTTAGAAAAATGGACAGCGAAAGTGTTATGGATTGGTATGAAAGTAGATTAAGTGGTTTTGGGACAGGATATTCAAATAAAGTTCTAGAGGAAGAAGAAATTGATATTGATAATGAATTCTTAGAGCGTCTAGAAGAAGGACTAGAAAATGGAGTGCCATTTGATATATTTGGTGAAGATATTGATGGGAAAGAAGTTAAATGTCTGCCATTTTTATCAAGACAGTTAAATGGACTTATGGATGGAACAACTACGGTTTTAGGTGGATATTCTTCGGCAGGAAAAACTACAGCTTGGATAACTGTGATTATGGGATTAATATACAGAGATAGGAAAATTCTTATTATATCTAATGAACAAAAAGCAAAAGTATTCAAAATACAATTTGTAGTATGGTTATTAGCTAAAAGGTTTAAGTATTTTAATCTTACAAAAAAGAAACTTATGAGTGGAGATATATCTGAACAAGACAAGGCATATCTTAAAAAAGCACAAGAATATTGGAACACAGAAATTAAAGGCAAGGTTAAATTTATTGCTATTCCAGATGCAGATATGACTTTAGTAAAAAAGAAAATAAGAGAAAATGTTTTAAAACATGGGTATGACACTGTATTATATGACACACTCAAACTTGATTTAAACACAGACAATAAGCAATATTATCTAGAACTAATCAAGGACTCTAGAGAATTTGATAAGATGTCGAAAAAATATAATATTATTATGTTGCTTTCTCTCCAATTGGCAATTAATACTCTAGGAAAACTATTTTTAGATGCGTCTGTTTTATCTATGTCAAAACAAATTAAAGAAGTATTGGAGAATCTTTTACTTATGAGAACTGTATATCCAGAAGAATTAGATCCTGAGAATAAAAAATATTATTGCAAACCATTTCAAAGAAAAAACATTGCAGGTAAATGGTGTGAAGAAGAATATATTCCAGATCAAACAGCAGTATGGCGTATGCTCTTCGTAGATAAGGCTAGGAGTGGCGAGAATAGTTCGGACAATGGTATAGCATATCTCCTGAGATTTGACGGAGCACATGGCACATTTTTAGAGGCAAGTATGTGTAGACCGAAACATGCAACTATTGTATAAGGAGGAATAATCAATATGTTGTCGGAAATAAAAAGTACACTCATAAATAATCCACAACATATTGAAAATATTCTTGAGGAGTATGGGTTTAGCAATATATCTATTAAATCACAAGAAATTCGTTGTGGAATAGATGAAAAGACAAACAAAAGTTCTATTAAGATAAAACTTATTAAAAATGATTATCTTTATGTTACAGATTATGGCAGGTCAATCAACTGTGACTTCTTTAGTTTTATTATTAAAAGTAGAAGTGTAGATTATAAAGATGTAATAAATGTAGTTAAAAAAGAATTGGGCATTGAGCATCTATGTTATACAAAAAAGAAATCAATATTTGGAGGATTTTATGACAAAATTAGAGTTAAAAAATCACCCTCCATAGAATTAAATTATCATAATGATAATATTCTGATTCCATTTAGTAATAAATTTAATATGAAGTTCATTATAGATGGCATATCAATTGATAGTCAGAAAAAATTCAATATAGGATTTGATGTATTATCTCAAAGAATTACATGCCCTTGGTGGAGTTTTGATGGAAGATTAGTAGGAATCACAGGAAGATATAACGGTGATTATGAAGAGGATAATACATTGAAATGGTTTCCAGTTATTCCTCATCCCAAATCACAGACACTATATGGATATACTGAAAATTATCAATATTTACAAGGATGTGAAGAGTTATATATTGGTGAATCAGAGAAATTTGTTCTCCAATTAGACACAATGGGTATTTATACTGGATTGTCTTTAGGAGGTAATTCAATTCATGCCCCTCAAATAATACATATTATTAATCTAAATCCTAAAAATATTTTATTCGGGTATGATGAAGGATTGGATGAGGAAGTGATACTAAATCAAATACACAAAGTAAAAGCAATGGTTAAGTTCTTTGATATAAAAATAGGATACATAATTGATAGAAAAAATAAAATATTGCCTAAAGAATCAAAGATGAGTCCAACAGATTTAGGTAAAGAAATGTTTTTAGAACTAATAAATAATTTTGTAGAATGGGTGTGACTTTTTGAAACAAAACTGGAAGGTTTTAGAACCTAAAGAAGAATATAGTGAATATGATTCAATGACTGATAAAATTTTAAAAATAAGAGGAATTAAAGATAAAGAGAAATTTCTTAAGCCTAGTGATAATGATATTAATAGTCCTTGGGAATTATCTAATATGGAATTAGCAGTTGATAAAATTATTAATGCAATAGAAAATAAATTAACAGTTGGTATCTATGGGGACATAGATACCGATGGCGTAACTTCTCTAACAATAAAATATAAATATTTGAAAAATTGTGGTATTAGTCCAATTGTCTTGTATCATCAAAGAAATAAAGGGCATGGAGTTATTGTAGATAATGTTCCAAAAGATTTAGATTTACTCATTATTGTTGATAGTAGTAGTAATTCTGTTGAAGAATGTAAAGAATTAAGTAAAGATATGGATATTATAATTTTAGACCATCATAATATAGAAAAAGATAATCCATATGCTATAGTAGTTAATCCTCAATGTAATGATTATCCTAATAAAAATCTTAGTGGTGCAGGAGTTTCCTATCAGACTTGCAAAGCTATTGATGAGAAAATGCTTACTTTTTATGCTGATAATTACATTGATATTTGTGCAGTTGGATTAATCGGAGATATGATGGATGTGTCTGATCCAGAAACAAGAGCTTTAATACAAAAAGGGTTACTAAAAATACATAATAATTGTGATAAATCTCTCAAAGCAATTCTTAAACACTTAAAGAAAGAATATAAACCTAATGCCACAACAATTGCATTTTATTTAGTACCATTCATAAATTCAATTATTAGGTTGGGTAAAATTGAAAACATTATAGAAATACTAACAACTGAAGATGAAAAAAGACTAAAAGTTTTAATTAAGTCTTGTGGTGGAATGAATGATAAGAGAAAAATACTTCAAGCAGAAATTGTTGAGAAGATAGAAAGTATAATAAATTTAGATCATAAAATAATTATTGTAGATGTTACTGAATTAAAAGCAAATACAACGTTAAATGGTTTAATTGCACAAAATGTTGCTCAAAAATATCAGAAATCAACATTGGTTGTTAGTTTAGATAAAGAGACTGGTACATTAGGAGGTAGTGGTAGGGGATATGGTAATGAGTTTGACTTTAAAGAAGCATTATCCCGTACAGGGTTGTTTGAGAGCGTAGAAGGGCATAGTGGGGCTTTTGGAGTGGAATTTAAACCTGATAATTTAAATCAAATATATGAAATTATTGATTTAGAACTTGAACATATGAAACAAGAATATGTTGTTGAAGCTGACATGATTATTAAGGTTGAGGATATTACGTGGGATTTATTATATGAAATCCAAAGACTATCTTTTATAGCAGGGCAAGGATTTAAAGAGCCTTTATTTATTATTGAAGACTTGCCTGTTGGAGATGTGAAAATTATGAAAGAGATACATATAAAATTTGATGCAGAAGATTTAGAATGTGTAAAATTTAATGTTAGTGAAGATGAAATTAGTGGTATAGAAAGATCAATGTTTGTAGATGTATTAGGAAGTTTGAGTGTTAATTCTTGGTATAATTTTGGAACAAAAACAACTATAAGAAGCAAACAAGTAATGATAAAAGATGTTCAGGTATATTAAGAAAAATAGGAGGAAATATGAAAGAAATTCAGTATTGTAGTATATGTGGTGTATCAGAAAAGGATACAAGGTTTTATTATAATAACAAATGTGGTAAAAATTTGTGTAACAAACATTATACGCAATTAAATAGAAGTGGAAAAGTTACTGATTCTTCTCAACCAGATACAACTTTTAAAAAGATATATTGGACTCCTGAAGAAGAAAAGATGTTAATAGATTTAGTAGATAATAAAACTCCCTATGAAGAAATTGCAATAATATTAAATAAAAGATCAAGTGGTTCTATAAGTAGTAAAGTTGCTAGTATGGGTATTGAAACAAAATATACAAATAGCTCAAAATTTAAAGCAATTTATCAAGATTATGATTGGTGTTATCAAAAATATATGATTGAGGGATTAAATCACGAAGAAATGGCGTCGGAAGCTAAATGTTCTATGAGAGTTATTGAAAAGTGGTGTTCAGAAAGACATAGATTAACTCAAGAACATAGACAAGTACATAAACAACTAAACGACAAGCAAAAAGATTTAATAGTTGGTTCAATGTTAGGAGATGGGCATATTGATAAAAGAGAAACACAACCTATTTTCATAGTCGTACATGCAGAAGATCAAAAAGATTATTTGTATTATAAATATGAATTATTGAAAGAATTCTGTAATATATCTCCAACAAAACAAGAAGCAGGATTTAGAGAGTTTAATGGGAAATTATATCCTTGCCAAGCTACATATAGAATATGCACAAGAATATACGATTGCTTTTTAGAATATAGAGGTAAGACATATACACATCTATTAAATTTAATGAATGAATTCTCTTTTTCAATATGGATGTTGGATGATGGATATAGGAGTAGTTCTAATTGGGAATTATGTATTTGTGAATATACAGAAGAAGATATTAATAATGCTTTAAATATTTTTAAAGATAAATTTGGTCTAGTGGGTAAATTTAAAAAAGATATAAGGTATCTAATGTTTGATGCAATTTCATCACGTAAAATAGATGAGATTATATTGAAAAACATCCCAAATGAATTAGATATAATAAAAAATAAAATTACTGAAAATAATATTTCAGCAGGACAGAAGTTTATATATGTGCAATATAATAATGAGGATATAAAACTGCATGAATTATGTAAAGATTTAGAGTTAGATTATAAATATGTTTGGCAGAAATTAAATAGAGGTGGTTCTATAGAAGAAATACTTAATAAAAGGGCGGTAAATTTATGAAAGATAATTATGTAACTTATCATTTACATACTGAATTATCTTTATTAGACTCATGTACTAATTTTAAGCTATATGTTGATAAAGCAGTAGAGTTAGGACAAAAAGCAATATGTTTTTCAGAACATGGTAATGTATATAATAATGTAGAGAAGAAGATATACTGTGACAAGAATAATATTAAATATATTCATGGGTGCGAAGTATATCTCACTGAAACATTAGATGAAAAAGTAAGAGACAACTTTCACACCATCCTTATTAGTCGTAATTTTGAAGGTGTAAAAGAAATTAATAAATTAATAGATATATCTACTCAAGATGATCATATGTATTATAAAAATAGAATATCATTTGATGAATTTCTTAATGTATCTAATAACATTATTTGCATCTCTGCCTGTTTAGCTTCACCGCTGAACAGGCTAGAGGAAACTAACCCATACTATGAAAAACTATTACATAAATATGATTACTATGAAATTCAACCACATGTTCATTCAGAAGATCAAAAGTTATACAATAAAAAACTATATGAATTATCTCTTAAATATTCTAAACCACTGATTTGTGGCACAGATACACACGCACTGAATAGTTATAAAGAAGAGTGTAGGAGTATTTTACAAAAATCTAAAAAAATTGAATATGGAGACGAAGATAAATATGATCTAACCTATAAAAGTTATGAAGAAGTAGTAGAAATGTTTAAGCAACAAAATGTATTACCTGAGTCTATTTATCTAGAAGCAATCAATAATACTAATGTAATGGCTGATTCTGTTAGTGAATATAATTTAGACTTTTCTTTTAAGTATCCTAAATTATATGATAATGAAGAAGAAGTTCTTAAAAAACTTATCAATACTAAATATAAGTATAAGGTTAAGAAGGGAATTATACCCAAAGATAAGATTTATAAAACAAATATGCTAGAAGAATTTAGGGTGTTTAAAAAAATTGGTATGATTGGTTTTATGTTATTCATGTCTGAGCTGGCTACTTGGTGTAGAGAAAATAATATACCTTTTGGTAATTGCAGAGGCTCTGTTGGAGGTAGTACGATTGCTTTCATACTTGATATTATTGATTTAGATCCAGTCAAATGGAATACTGTATTTTCAAGATTTGCCAACGAAGACAGGATTGAAATCGGGGATATCGACATGGATTTTAGTCCTTCTCAAAGGGAGTTAGTTTACAATTATATCATTGATAGATTTGGTAGTGATTACACTTCATATATATTAGCAATTGGCACAATGGCAGAGAAGGGTACTATTGATGCTATTGGAAGAGCTTTAAATATACCCATACCAGTTGTTTCAAAGATTAAAGAGGATTATGAAAAAGATCCTGAAGAAACTAAATTAAAAAATCCAGACTTATTTTATTATTTTGATGGATTATTAAATACTGCTGTTTCTCAATCAATGCATCCGGCAGGTATGATAGCTAGTCCTATCTCTTTGCCTGATAATTATGGGACTGTATGGAAAGATGGCAAGAGAATACTTTGTATTAACATGGAAGAGGTGCATGAAGTATCATTAGTAAAATATGATATTCTAGGTTTAAAAAATATTGAAATTATTAAAGATACTTGCGAATTTATTGGTGCTCCTTATCCTTTATCTCATGAAATAGATTGGGAAGATAAAAAAGTGTGGGATGATATTATTACTTCTCCTGTCGCGATCTTCCAATTCGAAGGCAATTTTGCTTTTGATTTATTGAAAAGATATATACCACTCAAGATTAACGACCTATCGTTAGTAAACGCATGTTTGAGGCCATCTGGAGCAAGTTATAGAGATAGACTAATAGCAAGAGAATTTAATAAAAATCCATCTGAATTAATTGATAACCTATTAAAAGATAATAATGGATTTTTAGTTTTTCAAGAGGATTGTATTGCATTCCTACAACAAATTTGCGGGTTGAGTGGTAGTGAAGCAGATAATGTTAGAAGAGCAATTGGACGTAAACAAAAGGATAGAATTGAAGAAGCATTACCTAAAATACTTGAAGGTTATTGCGGAAAATCAGATAAACCGAGAGAAATATCTGAATTAGAAGCAAAAGAATTTTTAGATATTATCGAGTCGGCCAGTTCGTATATGTTTGGTTTTAACCATTCTACGGGGTATTCGATGATAGGTTATTTATGCGGTTATTACAGATACTACTACCCCCTCGAATTTATTACTGCGTATCTAAATAATGCAAACAATGAAGACGACATTAGGGATGGTACAGAATTAGCAAAATTAAAAGGTATTAAAATTAGTCCTATCAAGTTTAGATATTCAAAAGCAAAATATTTCCCAGATAAAGAAACAAATACAATTTACAAAGGGATAGGAAGTATCAAGTTTTGTAATGAAGATAATGGAAGTAAATTATATGAATTAAGAGATAAAAAATATGATACTTTTTATGATGCAATGACCGATATTTTATCTACAGGTATTAATTCTAAACAATTAGATATACTTGTAAAACTAAATTTCTTTAGTGAATTTGCTAAATCAAAAAAGATATTAAGATTTATTGAATTATATGGCATTATAAATTCTGCAAAACAATTATCTAAAGATAAGGTTACAAAATTCAATATTAATGTTGATATAATAATTAAATATTCAAGACAAACTGAAAAGAAATTTATTTTATCTGATAATGCAAAGATACTAGAGGAATTATGGGAAGAAATACCCAACAAAAGCATTAATATTAAAGATAGAATACGAACAGAAGTTGAATTTTTAGGTTATCCAGGAACTAAATCAAGTGAAATATCAAAGGAATATGCTATGGTGGTTGATATTAATACAAAGTATAAAAATCCTGTAGTTACATTATACGAAATGAATAGTGGTAATAAAGAAATCATTAAAATAAAGAATAAGCAATTCAATCTGAATCCGTTTGAATTATATGATGTAATCAAAACTAAAGATAGGAAAAGAGAAAAGAAATGGAAAAAGACAGCAGATGGTTTTGAACAGATTGATGAGAAAGAAAATATATTATCATCATGGGTAGTAGTTAAACAAAAAGAGGAGGAATTACAATCCTAAGTTACTATAAATACACAGACAAGCAAAAAGAAGAATTACTAAAATCAATTGTAATACTTGTAGATACTCGTGAACAGTCATGGAATCATATCGCCAAATATTTTGATGAAAAGAAAATACCTTATAAAGTAAAGAAATTAAACTATGCTGATTTCTCATACTATATCCCAAAGAATGACGAACTTAATATACCTCGTGATATGTATATGGATCAAATTATTGCTGTTGAGAGGAAGGGTTCTCTAGAAGAATTGTCTGGTAATTTCTCAAATGATAGAGATAGATTTGAAAAAGAACTAAGTCTCTACAAAGGTAAAATGCACCTACTAATTGAAAATTCTTCATACGATGACATCTACAACAATAATTATAAAACTCAGTATAATAAGAAGTCATATATGGGAAGTCTACATAGTTTTGCATTGAGATATGATTTATCGGTTATGTTCATGCCCAAGAATGAATGTAGTGGAGTTTATATATTCTGTGTTTGTTATTATCATCTTAAAAGTTTATTGCATTAAATCAATAAATAAAATTATTTGACTTACTATTCCCCACATGCTATAATATTCACAGGAAGTAAACAAATCTCAAAACTATATTCAACTTAACGGATTATAATTTATACTAATGTAAAGGAGGTGAAAACAAACAAAATGAACACTCAAAAAGTTATCAATCGTATTGACGGAGTATGGACTACGTGTGATTCCACAGAATACAACTCCCAAGACACAGCAAATTTCATGTTCAGCAAAAATCGTGAAACCAATGTTACTACATACTTTAAGAAAATCGGTGAATAATTGACACAAATATCAGTCATAATTAACATACTTAAAGCATAAAATAAAATGTAGCAAGAGTTTGATTACACACAGATTAATTATAATACTAATCAAATTCTTGCTACAATCAAAAGAGGTGATTACATATTAAAATTTTACATGGTAGAGACGGAGATTGGATTCAATGTAGTTCCGAAGAGTACAATAAAAATTATACCGACAAGACTAATTACTACGCATTCATTGTAGATCAAGACACTAATAAAGGACATTATTATAAAAAGGTAAGAATTGAAGTTTTTGATAAAGAATCAGAAATTAAGAATGAAAGGATGGAAGATTAAAGTTTGGTTAGTTTTGGATTATGTTCTCGTGACATTTGTGAAAAATCTAATGAATGTAAAAGATATTTAAATAGGGACTCTCCCAATGCAAATCCAGTTTATTTTAGATTCAAAAATATTTGTAGTGAAAGTAATGAATATCAATGGTTGATAAAAGTAGAGTCTAGTGACTTAATTCCAAAAGAAGAAGGTGATACACAATCTATATAAATAATATATCTCTAGAAGGCATTGATTTTAATAAATATATAGTCATAAAACAAGAGGATTTATATAAATATACTTCTGAGCAAGATCAAATTGATTTAGCAAGGATTATTAAAAATATTAGAGTTAGTAGAGTTAAGTTTAATAAGAAACCTAGCAATAAGTATTTAGTTATAAATATTGATGAGGATTATGCAGGAGATGTTATTGAGATTTTGAAGAAGAATAATCATTGGGGATAAGGGAAGTAGGTGATTATATAATGACAATGAATTATGGAGATATGGATATCTTAGACATCGTAAGAGAAATTAAAGTGTTACTAGATAAATTTTCTGGAAGTATTAGTAAAACCGAAATTGAACAAATAAGAATATTATCAAACAATTTAAGCAAAGAATGTGGAAATATTTTATATGATTGGAGTAAGTGTTAACTTAAAATAATCTTTTCTTGGGATAAATGTAAATATAAAAATAAAAATATTGGAGGATACATATGGTATTATATTCAAATGATTGCCCTAAATGTAAAATACTAAAATTTAAACTAGATAGTAAAAACATCCAATATAAATTATGTTCTGATATAGACACAATGACATCAAAAGGTTTTCAATCAATGCCAATGTTAGAGGTAGAAGATAAAACTATGAATTATTTAGACGCAATAAATTGGGTAAAGGAGCAATAATATTGGATATTAGATTAAAACTTAACAAAAATTTTGTAGCTTGCTTAAATAAAATGGAACAAAAATATGGAGAAAAATTTGAGCGTATTAATGGATTTCATAATGAAAACTTAAATTTCAATTCTTTTATTGATAATTTTATAGATAGTAAAACCGTTGCCGATGTTAGTATTGACGCAAATGCTAATAGTAGTACAAAAGATATTAATACATTAAAATCAGATATGACAAAACCTCATCTAAAACTTCTTTCATTCAATAAAATTTTCTATGAAATTACTAAAAAATATGGATTAGCAACAGCAGAAGAATGGTTAGAATCAGAATGGAATGGTGATTATTACTTACATAATGCCACAACAAGTACATATTTACCATACTGCTATGCTTATGACTTAGATCAAATTGTAGAAAAAGGATTATATTTCATTGATAAATTCAAATCCACTCCTGCAAAACATTTAACAACATATAATGACCATGTATTAGAGTTTATTAGTTGGACTGCCAATCGTAGTTCTGGTGCAGTTGGTCTACCAAGTTATTTAGTATATTCATATTATTATTGGAACAATGATGTAAAAAACAATTTCTTTTTAAAAGACCCTGAATATTATAGAGAGCAATGTTTTCAGAAATTTATATATGATTTAAATCAACCATATTTACGTGTTACAGAGTGTGGTTTTACTAACATCTCAATTATGGATAAAAATTATTTAGCAGAATTGTTTGGTGCAAGACAATTTCCTGATGGAGAATTTGTAATTGATCATATTGATGGAATTATTGAACATCAAAAAGTATTCATGGAAGTGACTGCTAAAATTAGAGAAAAGCTAATGATGACATTCCCTGTATTAACATATTCATTATTGTTCCAAGAAGGCAAATTTGTTGATGAAGAGTTTGCTAGATGGTGTAATAAACATAATATGAAATGGTTTGATAGTAATTTTTATGTTGGCAATGATGTTACAACCCTCTCAAATTGTTGCAGACTATTAAGCAATACTTCTAAATTAAATGGATTTATCAATAGTATTGGAGGAACTTCTCTTTCCGTTGGTAGTGTTCAAGTTAATACAACTAATTTACGTAGAATTGCATTATTATCTAACAAAAATAAAGAAAAATATATCAACATTTTATCAAAAAGAATTAATTTAAGTATTAAGGTATTAGATGTGGTAAGAAATATTATCAAGAGAAACATTGAGAAAGGACTACTTCCAAACTATACCTATGGGCTTGTAAAGATGGAGAATCAATATAATACTTTAGGTATTACAGCAATGTATGAAGCAATTAGAGATATGGGATTAATTCAAGAAGATGCTTTTGGTAGTAATTCTTATACAGATGAAGGATTGGATTTTGCTACAAAAATTCTTAGAACTATTAATGAAATCAAAGATAGCTATAGTTTTGATTATAGTATAAACGTCGAGGCTGTACCTGCCGAACGTGCAAATTCAATTCTATGTACTAAAGATAATCTACTATATCCAGAATTTGAACAAGATTTTCTTTATAGTAATCAATGGATACCATTAATGGAAAATAGTACAATTCAAGAAAAAATAAAACTTGGTGCTGTATTGGATAAAGAATGTGGGGGAGGACAGATCCTTCATGTAAATTTACAAGGCAAATTTGCTAGTGAAGAACAATCATGGGATATGTTAAATCATTTAGCTAATTCAGGTATAATTTACTTCGCTTATAATGTTCAAATATCTGTATGTGATGAAGGACATGGATTCTTTGGAAATATTTGTCCAATAGAAGGAAAACAAGTTCAAGATGTCTTCAGTAGGATTGTTGGGTATCTTGTTCCTACACAATCATATAGCAAAGAACGTAAACAAGAATTTGATAAACGTAAATGGTTCTTATTAGATTAAGAGAGGTATTTTAGATGTGGATTAAAAACATAATGAATGAGAATTTCCAAGACTATAAAAAAACATCAATGATGATAGCAACTTGTAAATGTGATTGGAAATGTGCCATAGAAGGAGAATTTGACATTTCAGTTTGTCAAAACTCTGAATTAGCAAATCAGAAAAATATTGAGGTATCTATTAAATCTATTATAAATAGATACCTCAATAACCCCATTACCCAAGCTATAGTTATTGGTGGATTAGAACCTATGCTACAATTTGATGAAGTTTTAGAATTTATAGATGCATTTAGATTGGTATCTGAGGATGATATAGTTATTTATACTGGTTATTATCCTAATGAGTTAATAAATAAATTGTGTAAATTAGTTAAACATAAAAACATTATAGTTAAATTCGGCAGATATAAAGAAAATAGTAGCAAGGTGTTTGATGATGCATTGGGTGTTTGGTTGTCATCAAATAATCAATATGGAATAAAAATAAGTTAGAAGGAGAAGAGAAAAATCGAGAGATTTTGTGAAATATGTAATAGTAATAAAGGTGTTAGATTTAATGAAAAATTAAATAAAAATATCTGTAAAAGACATTATTGGCAATTATGGAAATTTGGAAATATATTACCGATTAAAGATAAAATAAAACATATTTGTGAAGTTTGTGGTAGTGATACACAAGTTGGTTGCATAGCAGATAAATATTATTGCAGAAGACATTATCAACAAATGAAAACATTTGGTTATACAAAACAGAGAACTAATAGAGATTTAAATGAAATAGTTTTACATGATACATATGCTGAAATAGTTTTATATGATGAAAATCAAATAGAAGAAGCAAGATCCCCGATAGACCTAGAAGATGTAGAAAATTGTAAAATTCATAGATGGAATTTAACTGTAGAAAAATATGTTACTAATCACACTGTAGGAAGATTACATAATTATGTAATGAATTTTGATCCTCCGGAAGACAAATCTAAAGTTGTCAATCATATAGATAGAGACAGAAAAAATTGTAGAAAATATAATCTTGAAATTACTACATATCAAGTAAATGGTATTAATAAAGGAAAACAGTCAAATAATACTTCTGGATTTCCTGGAGTATCTTGGGACAAATCAAAAAATAAATGGGAAACCTATATAAAATTGAACGGCAAGAAGAAATTTCTAGGTTATTATATTGACATAGAAGATGCCGTTAAAGCAAGACAGGAAGGAGAAGTGAAATATTTTGGTGCAGTAGTTAATAGAGATAATGATGTAAATACTATCTTTAAAAACAAATCATTAAATAATTAATTGGAGGAATACAAAAATATGAATATTAAAATCAAATACCACTCAAAAGAGATTGATAAAATTACAAACATTGAAGGTAAATCAGATTGGTTTGACCTAAGATCAGCAGAAAATATCTCCCTAAAAGCAGGAGAATTCAAACTAATTTCTCTTGGAGTGTCAATGGAATTGCCGGAAGGATATGAAGCTTATATTGTACCTCGTTCAAGCACATATAAAGCTTTTGGTATTATTCAAACTAATCATCAAGCTGTAATTGACGAATCGTATAAAGGGAATAATGATATCTGGAAATATCCTGCTTATGCATTAAGAGACACAGACATTAAAATTAATGATCGTATTTGTCAATTTAGGATTCAAAAGAAAATGCCAAAAGTAATATTTGAAGAAGTTGATTTTCTTAATAATAAAGATAGAAATGGATTAGGGAGTACAGGAAGGGCTTAATTGCCTTTCCTGTACCCTCACAGAAAGGAGCAACTACAAATGCAAATAATAAATTGGGATGATTATTTCATGTCAGTAGCATACATATCATCATTACGTAGTAAAGATCCAAGAACACAAGTTGGTGCTTGTATAGTGGATAAAAATCATCGAATCATATCAACTGGTTATAATGGCATGTCTAACAATTGCAATGATTCAGAAATGCCTTGGGAATCAAAAGAAGGATTAGAAAGTAAATATCTATATGTAGTACATAGTGAACTCAATGCAATACTTTATGCAAAAAATGATTTAAATGGATGTATTCTTTATTCTACATTATTTCCTTGCAATGAATGTGCTAAAACAATTGTTCAATCTGGAATATCTGAAGTCGTATATCTGAGTGATAAATACAAGGATATGGAACAAACAATTGCTTCTAGATTTATTCTAAATATGGCAGGAGTAAAATATAGACAATTGGTTAGTGATATTAAAATTGAAATAAAATTACATGATAATTTAGAATAAACACTTTATAAGAAAAATAAATTAAATTTAAGGAGAAGATAAATATGTTTGGATTAATTTCAAAAAAGAGAGTCATTAATGCTTTTGCAAAAGATTTGGCTTATAAACAAAAGAAAGCTGATAAATTATATTATCTAAACAATAATCAAACAAGAAGTTCTTGGATGCTAGATGGTGTATATCATATGCAAGAGTTAATGAAGAATTTAGGAATTACTAAAGAAGTATATAATCAGGCATACAAAATTTATGATTTTAGAAATAGTGGAAAGAAAGATCATAAACCAAATTTGGATGAATTAACTAAAATGAATTAAATATATGCACATACTACATATAGTATTCAACTAACTTTACAACCACTATATGTAGTATGTAAAAACCCATAAAAACGAGATTTTACGGTAATAAGAAAGGAGCAAAACATATGTATTTTATTTTAGAAGTTTACATAGAAGTAGATTCTGAAAAAGATGCTAAAAACATAGCACATGATATTCATGAAATATTAGGAGACAATGGAATAACCAATAGTGTTAAAGTTATAAATGATACTAATGAAGAGGAGGGTTAATTTATGGGATTTTATACTGAAGATTGGAGTCACTGGTGTAATTGGTTTGACAAACCATTAAATAGGGTTTCATCACAGGAATGTAATTCTAGATGTGAAAATTGTAAACATTTGATTACTAAACAAAAAGAATCTTATAGATCCAATCATGGTACTAGTCATTGTGGTGGCATGTGTGATGATGATTAAATAAATTAAAAATGGAATTTGACCCTATTTAATTTGAATTTATTAAGGAGTAAATAATAAAATGACAGGGAAAGATAAATTAATAGAATATCTACAATTAGAACCAAATTCTAAAATTAGTCATCTGTTTGGAATATTCCCTCATTCAGTAGGATTAAATGAAAATCAACATCATAAATGTATTGCAGGAAGTGACCCCAGTTGTAATGAATGTTGGAAACTAGCATTGGATGAAGAATATGATACATAAATTACCAAAACCAAAATGGGATAGACCTCCTGCAAACAATAAGAAAGTAAATATGGAAAATAAATTATTATCTCTAAAAAAACAATTTTGCAAATGGTATTGCCCAAATAAAGATGCTGTTTATAATCCAAATGAAAATTGTGACAGAACAATTAAATGTGATGATTGTGGTGAGATTACTATTTGTGAACAATCTAATGGATATATAGAACTTTGTAATGAATGTAAAGTCGAAGACTTTATTGTCTTCATCAAAGATGAATTATAATGTTCACCATTTTAGTTAAATAATCATAAAATAAAACATCAGAAGGGAGGTGGCATAAAAGAAAGGAGTAAACAATAATGGAAGAACTGAAAGAATGGTTGATTAATGAAATTAATTCGATCTGCAAAGATTATCATAATGAGAGTACATATATGTGGAGCAAGGGATATAAGAAATCATGTTTAGAAGTTTTAGATAAAATAAAAAAGATTGAAATTGAAAAATCAAATACCAAAAATTGATAGTTTTAAAGGATAAGAAAGGAGAATTAAATTTGAAATATATAAGATTTAATGAGAAAGATTACAATGAACTAAATAAAATATTTGACAAGTTATATGAACTATCTAATGAACATAATGAATTAGACGATTTATTTATTATTACTGAAGAACTTGCAACTCTACAAATCACACTAGGTCGAGAATTTGAAATATTAGAAAATGAAGTGTTTATTAAAGATATAAATAAATACAAATTAGTAAATAGAAAAGCACTAGTTGGAGATATTGTACAAATAATTAATACTAATGAAACTTCTCCGTTTAACCAAAGACATAATAATAGATTCTTTAAAGTAACAGATGAGGCAGATAAGGGATTATTAGAATGGGTAGTTAGTTGTGTAATAGTAGGCAATATGTGTTTATACGATACCCAATATGTTGTTTTAGAATCAATAAAAAATGATTTTATGTTATATTCATCTCAAAATATCAAGTACGCCAATAATAACGCTTGATGTAAATTCAACTAGTAAAACAAATATTGTGGTTTTGAAAACATGTTGAGGAATATTTTTCTTATTCCAATATTTTATTGCTACACTAATAAAATAAATAAGGAGAATCAGTTGTAATATAATTATGGTTAAATTCACTCTAAATAACCTCACTTCAAATAATTTAGTTCTTAATAATGTTTCCATTATTTAACCAAATTATACTATATCTTACCAAGCATTAATCAAATCAAAAACCTTTTGCTCGTATTAAAAACAATTGGAGGAATAGAAAATGTTTAATGAATTAGCAAAAGAGATATACAATACTGCAACAGAAAAAGGGTGGCGCGATAAACCTCTTGCTTTTGGAGACGCAATTGCAAATATTCATGGCGAGGTGTCAGAAGCATTTGAAGATTATCGTAATAATAAAGGTTTAAATGAAATATATTTTGAGGGTGATAAACCGTGTGGCATCCCGTCAGAATTTGCAGACATAATCATTCGTATCTTGGATAACTGTCATACATATAATATTAATATCGACTACGCAATAAAAATGAAGATGGATTATAATAAGACCAGAAAATTCAAACATGGTGGCAAAGTAGTTTAAAAGATAAAATTTATCGGACAAGAAAGGAAGAGAAAAAATGGATATAAAAATTATTAATCCATATCAACACAATGAGGATAGAATCGTAGAATTTGATGGTTTTTCATCAATTTATCTTAGAGGAGAAGAAGTAGATAATCTATTTAAGGAATTAGACAATGAATTAAACTATGGCGATACAAGAGAAGAATTGCAAAAGAAAATATTTGAATTAGAAGATGAAGTTAGTATGTTGCAAAGAGAACTAGGTTTAAGATAAAACGTTCAATCAACTGTATTATCAAATCAAAGGAGGAGATTAACATAGACATTTTACTCTACAACTCAAAAGATGAAGTAGTAACCGCATATACTTCTAACAATCCAGATTATGAAAACAATGACCAAATCATTATCAAAGGAAGTAATAAAAACTACAAAGTCGTTGATATTAACAAATACCATGTTATGGGAAGAGAACAGCGTATAGCGTTGGAATTAAAGGTTATTAAGTAAATCATAGACAATATTAAGAAGGTGATTATTATGGATAATAATGAACGTGTTACCTGTACAGATTGTGTAAATTGGGATCAATTAAAAAAGAAGTTAGAAAATTACTTCAGTTGTAATACTGCACTATGTTTTCGATGTGAGTGTAATAATTGCAGTTGTTATGATCCTACCAACACAAGAATATTTGAAACTCGACCATTATTTGTAAGGAAGAATTAATATTATGTATCAAGATTGCAATCTTATCGAATGTATTCATAATCAAGCAAATTCTATTGCATTGTGTTTAGGATTAAAGAAATTATCTTATGATTATATGGATGTTTGTTGGTTAAATCAAGGAATAGCACCTAATAGTTTAAATTGTTTGAAATATAAAGTATCTAAAGTGAAATAAGCAATAGAAAATATAATTCTTATTTCACTTTACTAATATTTATGAAATAAATAAATTTAAAGGAGAATGATTAATATGAGAAATAATGTAAATATATTAAACAAATAAATTTTAACAAATAAAGAACTCGAAGTTAAACATTATGACCGCATGATGGAATTTTTAATTTCAGATTTTGAAGGAAGAGATTTTAATGAGTGTGATATTATTTTGAGACAAATCATTAAGGTCGCATATGAACTTGCTAAATGAACATGATTTATTGAAGTAGAAATGCTTTGTGAGCGACAGAATGATGTGTATAATCGTTTATAATTTTGTTAGGGTAGAATCGTGTCAAGGATTTGTTTAAAAGGCTTAGATAAGACAAATTAGAGGAGTGATATATATGTTGGTAAAGATAAATGATGTAATTTATGACTCTACTCAAATTCCTATTTTATTAATATTTGATGCAAAAGAAATTAAAGATATGCAAAATTTAGCAGACAACAATCATAAATATTGCTCATTTCCAGATGACTATAAAGAGAAGGGGATAGATATTGAAGAATTTATGAGAACTGATGGAGTTGAAATTACTGGTTTTGTGCAATATTAACTTGAATATAATTCATAAATAATATATAATAAAGAAAGGAATGATACCTGTAGAAATATTTGATAAAGATGAAGAAAAAAGAAAATTAAAAACTCGCCTACCTCTACACTCGAACGGAAGAGTTGATTGGATGAAAACGGAGAATATGATTATAGAAACATGCTGTGAAGGAAAATTATATAACATATATATTAAATACTATAACCCTGAAACATATCTCTTAACTATAGCATTGTTAAAAGATACAGATACATATCAAGAATGGGATTACTATAGTATTTCAACATCTAATTTTTTATATAATTCGTTTTATAATCTCATTGCAGAAAAATTTTATAATTGGATTGAGTTAAACAATTCAATATTTGAAATTGATTATGAAAAAAGTTTATTAAGGTTGAATCGTGACAAAACGTTTATTAATAAATTAACATGTCATTCAAATAAAAGTATTTATGTAAAATGTAAAAAATGTAATGTTAGTAGTGCAAAAAAACCTAATGCTATAACAAATGGAAGTAAATGTGGTATATGCGCTGGAAAAGTAGTAGAAAAGGGTGTAAATGATTTAAATACAACTCACTTTCATTTAAGTAAATATTTATCCGATATCGAAGATGGATATAAATTTACATTCGGATCAAGAAAGAAAATAAAAATACGATGCCCAGATTGTGGATATGAAAAAAATATTATAATAGGAGATTTTTCAAGATACGGTTTTTCTTGTGATGTGTGTCATGATCATATAACTTACCCAGAAAAATTTTTAATAAGTGTTTTTACGCAGTTGAATGTAAAATTTAAACCACAAGCTTCCAAACAAATATTGGGTTGGTGTTCACAATTTAGATATGATTTTTATATAAAAAACAAAAGTTGTATTATAGAAACGCACGGAATACAGCATTATGAGGAGAATAAAATTTGGAAAGCCACTTTGTCAGACACTCAAGACAATGATAAAATCAAAGAAACATTAGCTAAAGATAATGGGATAGAAAATTACATAATTATTGACTGTAGAAAATCTAATATAGAATGGATTAAAAACAGTGTTATAAATAGTAAGTTAAGCGAATTGTTTGATTTAAGCAAAATAGATTTTGAGGAATGTGGTATTTATGCTAGTAAAAATTTATTATTAGAAACTTGCAAATTATACAATACAGGAGCAACCCCTAAAGAAATTACTAAGATATTACAATTGGGTAGAACAACGATTGGTCGATATCTAAATAATGGAGATAAATTGGGATTATGTAAATACGATGGTCAATCAAATTTAGGCATAATGCAAAGGAGAAAAGTTAAAAATCTAAGTACAGGAAAAATATTTAATTCAATTAGCGAGGGAGGAAGATATTATTCAGCAAACGTTTCTTCTATAATGAGAGTGTGCAAAGGAACGCAAAACGCCTCAAAAGGATATAAATGGTCTTATGTAGATTAAAAATAGTTATATAAATTTACAAAAATATAACATTAAAGAATGAGGTGGATATACTTCTATATGACTAAAAAAATTAATTACCTAGACAGTAGAAGTCAAGTAAGAAACAAGATAGGTATTTGGTTAGGATCAAACACACACCAAGCAGTTCTACATACCATTAAAGAATTAACAGCAAATTCTGGTGATTTATTAATGGAAGGAGTCGGCACTCAAATAATATGGACTTTGTATGATGAAAAAACTGTGGAGATTTATGATAATGGAAGTGGTTTGCCAATTGAAGGTGAAACAATTATCACAAAAAAAGATTCAAAAGGGAATGAAATTATTGAAACAAAATCAAATGTAGAATTATTACTATTAACTTTATTCGCAGGAACAAAGCATAATGGGTTAGATACTGGTGAAGAGAATACAGGAACTAACGGTGTTTTCAATACCATACTAACATACTCATCTAAAGAAGTAGAGTACGAGATTGGAAGACCAGATGGGAATATATATTATTGTTCATTTGAAGAAGGATTTATCAAAGAAGATTTACATATTATTGGTAAAACAGAAAAAACATATACTAAAATAAAATACACTTTATCTGATGAGATATTCGTAGATAATTATTTTAAATTTGAAGAAGTATGCGATATTTGTGAAAAACAATCTGCTTTAATCAATAAAAATATTACAGTTATTGATAAGATAAATAATTTAGAAAAAACATTTACTTTTGAAAATGGTATTGAGGAATTATTAAATAAACTCATAAACATTGAAGAGAAAATATACGATAATATCATAATTAAAAACAATTCAGAACAAAGTATTCGATATGACAACAAAGATTATACTGATAGAATTAACTTTCGTATGGTAATGAATTACATGAAAGAAGATTCTAATAATATTCAAATAGAATTCTTAAATAGAAGTGAACTCGTTAATCATGGAACTATTCAAGAAGGTATCCATGATGGATTGAGAAAAAGTTTTAATGAATTTATAAAAAAGAAAGGACTCTATGTTAAAAATGAAAAAAACATTACAAAAGAAGATATTTTATGTGGATTAAACTATATAGTTGATTTTAAATCTCTTCATCCAAATATGTTTGCTAATCAAACTAAGTTATCGTCAATTATAGAATATTTTAAACAATTTATAATTGACTCTATTGTTAAATATTTTGAAATATTTTCTATTGAAAATCAAGAAATAATGAATTTAATTGTGAATCAAATCCTCCTGAATAAAAGAGTTAGAGAGAAAGCAGAAGTAAACAGAAAAAATATAAAAAAAGAATTGGAAGAAAAAATCACTAATCAATCCAATAGACCAGCAAAATTTGTACCATGTAGAAGTAAAAATTATTCAGAAATTAAACTTACATTAATTGAAGGAGATTCTAGTTTAAATAGTGTAAAGTTAGCTAGGGACGCTTATGATACTTGCATTTTCCCACTAAAGGGTAAGCCAATAAATCCCTTTAAAAGCAAGCTAGATGCTTTATTAAATAATGAAGAAATACGATCAATCTTTAAAATATTAGGTTGTGGTATGGAATACAAAGGCAAAGCAATCAAAGGTGTTCCTAAATTCAATATTGATAATCTACAAGTTGATAGAATACAAATTGCAACAGATTTTGATGATGACGGTTATCACATTCAAGTATTATTGATTGGTGTATTCTATATGTTATCACCTGAATTATTAAAACAAGGTAAAATCTATATTCTTTATACTCCATTGTATGTTATTAAAACAAAAAAACCTGTAGAATATAAAAATGAAACTACAGATACATTATTAACTTATAGCGAAATGGAAAGAAATGAGATTGTAAATAAATTGCATAATGAAGGCGTATCATTTAAAGAAACAAGGTTTAAAGGATTAGGAGGTTTACCTGTTTCTATCATGTCAAAAGCATTAAGTGATGAAGGAATGATTCTAAAACAAATAACTATGGATGATGTCGAAGAAAGCAAAAAATGGTTGGAATTATTTCTATCAGAAGAAAAGTTAAAAGATAGAAAAACTTATATTGAAACAAACGGTGATAAATACTTCGATTATTCGTTATTAAAATAAGGGGTGAGAACTTGGCAAATATCACAAAAATTGAAGCAGGTTTACACACAAAAGAATCTTATATGCCTTATGCTATGAGTACAATATTGGATAGGGCTTTACCGGATGTTAGAGATGGAATGAAACCTATTCACAGAAGGATTCTTTATTCTATGTATCATGCTGATATTATACATAATAAAGATAGAGCAAAAACTACTGAACCTATTGCAGAAACAATGAAAATACATCATCGTGGAGACACTTCTATCCTAGAAGCACTTGCTTTAATGACTGAACAAAATGAATCCTTACTTCATCCTTATGTTGACGGAGAAGGAGCATTTGGCAAAGTTTATTCAAAGGATAGTCCATCAGCCCCAAGATATACATATTGTAGATTAAATAAATTCTCTGAAGAATATTTTAAAGATGTAAATAATGGAGTCATTCAATTAATTGGCGAAGATAAAAAACATTTGCAACCGATAGTTTTGAGTTCTAGCTTCCCTAATATTCTCATTAAGAATAATTCTGGAATTGCTTGTGCAGAAGCATGTAATTTTCCAAGTTTTAATTTATCAGAAGTATGTGATACAACAATTGCATATATAAAAGATAAAGAAATTAATTTACTAGATACATTAAAATCTATGGACTTCTCCACAGGTGGAGAATTGATTTATAATGAAAATGAATTAAATAAAATATATAATGTTGGTCAAGGTTCAATTTCATTAAGATCAAAATATTCCTATGACAAAGTTAATAATTGCATAGATGTTTATGAAATCCCATATAGCACAACTGTGGACACTATAATATCAAAAATAACTGAATTAACAAAAAGAGATAGCAGTTTTAAGGATATTATAGATGTAAGGGATGAAACTGGATTTAACAAGAAAACAAACAGAGAAGAAATGAAAATTACTATTGATGTAAAAAAGAATACTAATATTAATTTATTAATGAAAAAGCTTTTTAAGAAAACTCCATT